GCAGATGACAGAGTTTGGGATGTAGAATTAGCAGAGCTTATCGAGATTACTACAAAGCCATCTGGTTATACAATAACTAACGGCCAATTTGATAAACAATGGACAGCAGACATCAATGATAAAAATTGGGGTCTTTTAAGAGAGTCAGAATCTTCTAATAGAGCAAACTGGGGTGATGACGGCACATCTACTATTACATCAAATTTAACAGTTACAGCGTCTGGTAAAAACGTAGACGTTGTTATTTTTGATGGCCATGTTGATCCAGCCCATCCAGAATTTGCTGTTAACTCAGACGGATCTGGCGGATCTAGAGTTGTTCAATACAATTGGCTTCAAAACAACATAGGTTCTGGAACCGGAACTTACGTATATACGCCATATGTTGATGGCGGCAACGCACAAAGAACATCTGATAATAATCATGGTTGCCATGTCGCAGGAACAGTAGCTGGTAACACTCAAGGATGGGCTAGAGACGCTAACATTTACAACATAAACATATATGGGACTAACCAGAACAATGGCACGGCAGGTTTTAGTTCATCTACATATTGGGATTATGTAAGAGCTTGGCATTTAAGTAAGCCAGTTAATTCTGCGACAGGAAGAAAAAATCCAACAATATCAAATCATAGTTATGGTTCAAGTATTACACTTGGTGCAGATAATTTTGGTAATGCTACAAGAGTAGTTTACCGAGGTGTAGACTTTAATCCCGGTCGTAATCTTACTGTTGCAGAATTGCGTGCTCGTGGATTTTATGCAAATGATATAAACGCAACAATACCATATTATTTTACAGCTCGTGACGCAGATATTCAAGATGCTATATCTGACGGAATTATTGTTGTTGCTGCAGCCGGCAATGATTATTGGAAAATTGTTAATAGCGCAGATCAAGATTACAATAACGTATTTTATGCTACTTACTTTGGAACAAACTATACTTGGGACTTAAATAAAGGAACTGGCTCTGGAGCTGGTTATGCACCAGTTATAACTGTTGGTGCTGTTAGTAATAACAGACTTGAAAATAAAGCAACGTTTAGTAATTGCGGAAGTCAAGTAGACGTGTTTGCTGCCGGTGAAGCTATTCAAAGTAGTTTACACAGTGGTGGTTCAAATGACCCAAGAAATAGTTCTTATCAGCTTGGCAAATATCAAGGTACAAGTATGGCTTCACCTCAAGTAGCTGGTATACTTGCGTTACTTGCAGAAAGCTGGCCAAATATGACTCAAGCGCAAGCGCAAGCATGGCTAATAAATAATGCTAATCAGAATCAAATGCTTGATACCGAAACAGACGATGCAATGGATACGTCTAGTTTGCAAGGTGCAGCAAATCTTTTTGCGCGTTGGATTAATCAAAGAGCAATAACTGGTTCTACCTTTCCACAAAAGAACTTCAGGGCAAGACCTACAACTGGTCTTGCGTATCCTCGACCTCGTATTCGTAAAAGAGGCTAAAAGTGTTTATAAATATTAAAAAAGCTAAGGTTAAGTGAAATGGCAGCTATTCTAACTACTAAGTTAAAAAACGACACTACTAGATTGTTTTATCAAGACATTCTAGATAACGAGTTTTATTTTATGGTTTCGTCTATTGCGACGGAAGTACTTACACGCATTCCAGCAGTAAATTCACAATTTAGCAAAAACTCTTTTAAAGAAAATGCAGTTTTTGGTAAAAGAGTATTTCCTAGTGATCTTAAATTTATGATTAAATACTATCCTTGGCAAAGTGATAGCGTATACACACAATATGATGATAAAGAAGATTTACAAGATAAAAATTTTTATGCAGTTGTAGGACCTACAAATAACGATTCTGGCGATTATAGAATTTATAAATGCTTAGCTAATAATAATGGTGCAAAATCTACAACACCGCCGAATTACAACCCAACTACACTTCAGCAAATTTATAGAACTCCAGATGGTTATGTCTGGAAGTTTATGTATTACTTAACAGAACAAGAGTTTGAAGCTTATAACGCGGCAGGTTATATTCCACTATCTGGAAATTTTGCTATTAACCCAGATCCCGAGGCTGACGCAAATAATATTATTACAGGCTCAGAAGTTAGTGATATTTTTGTAGAGAATTTTATTGATAACTCTGGTTATCCGTATGTAGAAAGCGGGTTAGTTGCTGGACCTCCAGGAAATGATAGTACAATATTGTTAAGATCAGACTTTTTGAATGAAATTCAAAATTATTATTCTGGCATGACCATATACGTTAACACACCGAACAACATTTCATACACTTATGTTATTGACACATATACTTGGGATGTTGCTTCAGATAGAGGAAGAGTTAAAGTAATTGGCGATCCTAAAAATGATGGAGTTGTTATTAACTCTACATTTAAAATCTTACCAACAATTAAAATTCAAGGTGACGGAGAAGGTGCTAAAGCAATTCCAAGAATATTAAACGGCAGAATTACTAATATTGAAGTTTTAGATACAGGCAAAAATTATAATAATATTACAGCAACAGTAGTAGATCCTACATTTGATTTTGACCCGTTAGACCCAAACACAATTGATGTTAGAGCAACGTTAAGACCAATTTTATCTCCACTCGGATATCATAACTTTGACTTAATTGATGAATTACAATGTCGTCATATTTTGCTTTATTCGTATATCACGGAAGCAGATAATAATAAGATCGGCAAAACAAATACTTATTCGCATGTTGGAATAATTAAAAATCCAGAGTTTACTCCAGATCCTTTAAATGCGAACACAGTATCACCAAACGTGTTTGATAACCGCATAGCAGTTACTACAGATGAATATGCTAAAGTTATTGTTAATGGTGTTGTTACACAAACAGACGTTAACAATGATGTTGTATTTAGTGCAATAGTGCATGAAATAAAGCCAAGTGCTAATACAATATACCTTTCTAATTACATGGGTCCGTATACAAATCAAGCTAATAATGATATATCATTAGATTTTACAAAAGATTTAGTTAATCAAACCGGCCAAAGAATAAAGATAAATACACCAGTAGCTAATAATGTTATTGAATCAAGATATACACAAAGATCGGGTACGGTATACTTTATGGAAGATTTCTTTCCTTTAGAAAGAGCAGAAACTTCACGAGAAGAATATAAGTTGGTCTTAGAATTTTAAGGAAATCAAATAGATGCCTATTAACACAAATTTAAATATTGCACCGTATTTTGATGACTTTGACGTCGAAAAACAGTTCTACAAGATCCTATTTAAACCAGCATATGCTGTTCAGGCTCGTGAACTAACTCAACTTCAAACGATTCTTCAAAACCAGGTAGAGCAGTTTGGTGACAATATTTACCAAGAAGGTACAATTATTAAAGGCTGTAACTTTACAGTGCTTAATGGATTGCAGTACGTAAAACTTGTTGACAAAACTGGATTTGACGTTGAGTCATATATTAGTGGACCTAGTACAGAAATTCTTTCTGGTATTGAAACTGAAATTGATGTTGTATACGAAATACAAGGTGTTCAGTCGGGTCTTATAGCTTCTATTATTACAGCGTCTCGTGGTTTTGAAACTCGCCCACCAGATCTTAACACATTTTTTATTAACTACTTAAATACTAATGAAACAAGTAGCTATAAAGCGTTTATACCTGGCGAAAACTTACAAATTAGTCGTAAAAAATATAATGGTTCTACTCTTTACAGTACAGAACTAAATATTCAGAATATTAACGTTACTCTTCAAGTAGCGCCAACAGGAAGATCATTTGGTATTAGAGCATCGTCTGGTGTTATTTTCCAAAAAGGACATTTCTTATTTACTGCAGATCAGACACTTGTAGTTTCTAAATACACAGATCAACCAGATGATGTTTCAGTTGGTTATGAGGTTTTAGAAAGTCTAATTAGCTCTTTACAAGATAATAGCTTAAATGACAATGCTAACGGCTCTGCAAACGAAAACGCGCCAGGAGCTGATAGACTTAGAATGGTTCCAGAGCTAGTTGCAAGAGCTACTCCAGTCGCAGACTTAGATCCAACTTTCTTTACTCTTATTCGTTACCAAAACGGTTCTGCTGTTCAGTTGCGTGATGTTACTCAGTTTAACTCAATTGCAGAAGAATTAGCAAAAAGAACATATGAAGAATCTGGCAATTACATTCTAGACAAATTTAAAGTTGATTTAGATCGTAGAAACGATCAGCTTGTAGCTTTGCTTGGTAAGGGTACTGCTTACGTTAAAGGATTTAGAGTAGTAAACAATGGTCAAATTGATTTTACAATTGATCAAGTTCAAAATACTACTTTACAGCAAAACCAAGCAACTACGGTTGATTATGGTTCATATGTTGATATTATAGACATCAGTGGTACAGTAGATATTAATTATGCAACAGCAGATTTACAAAACGTTAGTGGAGTAAAAATTGGTGAAGCTCATATAAGAAACATCACACCAACTAAATTATATTTGTTTGGTGTACAAATGATTTCGCCAAACGTTTTTGGATCTGTAGTTCGCGTAGTTTCAAGTAGCGGTATAATTACTATTGCTGCAAATTCTACAGTTAAATCTAATTCAAAAGCTGCTGTTGTTTTTGATACAGGTACTCCGTATATCAAGGAAATAACTGACACAACTCTTCCTGTAAGATCTCAAGTGTCAGCTGTACAAGCTAATAACTCTGTTACTCTTACTGCATCTGTTGGCGAAGACTTTGGTTTAAACCAAGGTGATATTGTAGTTGTAGATGCTTCTAATACATTTATCCCTGTTTTAAATTATTCTACAAGTCTTAACAACTCGCAGCTTACAATTAATTTAGACCCTTCAGCTGGATCTGATCCTGGTATAGATATTTACTTTAACAAAAGAATTCTTGTTGCAACACCTCATAATAAAGTTGCTGTACAACCGTTCATAAAAGTTAATCATACTACTGTAAAGACTGTGTATAGTCTTGGTTTCCCAGATGTTTATAAAATTATTTCTATAACAGCAGGTGTTGGCGGAACAGATTACACCGATAGTTTTAAGCTGTATCAGAATGAAACAGATCACTACTACGATATTTCATACATGGAATATATTCCTGGTCGCCCAAGACCAGCAAACGGGCAACAGCTCGTAATTAAACTTGGCGTATTCCAGGTTAATACTTCTACTGGTCAAAATTTCTTTACAGTTAATAGTTATCCGATTGATGATGTGACGCCGGTGTTACCTTCTGGTAAAATTCGTTCTTCAGATCTTGATACATATACTTCAAGCAGTGGAGTACTTTTCAGTTTAAGAAATTGTTTTGACTTCAGACCACATGTTGATAGAGACCCGCTGGTAGATTATACTGATTTAACAGTATCATCTGCTGGTATCGTTGCTACTGCAGTTGGTGCATATGATAAATCATTTAGTGGCAATTATTTAGTACCATCAATTCAATCTAGTATTACTTGTGACATTGAACATTACTTATCGAGAATCGATGCAATTACAATGGATTCATATGGTAAAGCATCTTTGATTAAAGGTGAAGAAGATCAACGTCCAATTACCCCAAGAATAAGCGAAGACGAAATAATTCTATCTCAGATTTATATTCCAGGTTATCCAGCGTTAAGCCAAAAAGAAGCTGCTGAACAAGGTAAGTTTTCTTGCGCTGTTCAAGTAACTCCGCAGGGTACTAGAAACTATACAATGCGCGACATTGAAAAAATTGAGAAAAGAATTGAAGGTCTAGAATACTATATCAGTCTTAACCAGTTAGAACAAGATTCTGAAAATCTTATGATTTTAGATGAAAATGGATTAACAAGATTTAAGAATGGTTATATCGTAGATCCGATGAATGATGCTAGAATAGCAAACACGAATGATCCTAATCATAAAGCCGCTATTCACTTTGACAAAAAGATTCTTACACCTGCGCTAAATACGTTTCCACTTGATTTAAGATATAAGTCTGGTAGTAGCGCTTCTATTTTCCCAAGTGTTAATGATGCTGAAGTTGCAACATTAAGTAGAAATGCTCATGTAAAATTACTAGGTCAGCCTTACGCAACTAATTTTAGAAACTGCGTAAGCAACTTCTGGAAATATCAAGGCAACGCTTTTATTTCTCCAAGTCACGACATGGCTCATGATACTGTTACAAATCCAGTACCACTTACTATTGATATCGCGTCAGTATTCCAAGATTTGCAAGAAGTTTTCCCTATTACCGGAACAATTTGGTCTGGTCAAGTTACTGAAGGTAGATCGACAACAACTGTTGCTGGTTTAACTACAACTACAACTACACCTAGAACTGAAGCTGGCATTATACAAACTCTTGCTGTAAATGATGGTGATGTTAACGCAGTTGGTGACTTTGTAACTAACATTAATTTCCAGCCATACATGAGATCTAGAGATGTAAAAATCTTTATCTCCGGTTTACGTCCTGGTGCAAGACATTATTTCTTCTTTGATGGTGTCGATGTTAATACGCATGTTTCTCCAGGAACATCTGCAGATTCTGCCCGCAATGTTGAAAAATTTAGTACAGCAGGCGGTGCAGTACTTGCTGATAGTA